TGCTGATCCTGCACTATCACTATCAGAAAGTGTAATTGCTGGAATAGCATCATGTACCCTTAAATCCTTAGTGAATAAAAATTGAGTTGCTTGTTCAGTAACACCTGCTGTTGTTATAACACCTGTAACATCTAAATCATTAGTAACAGTTAAATCATTTCCAATAGTTACGTCATTAGGCATGCCTATTTGTAGCTGTTGGCTACCTGCTGTAGTTTCTATTTCGTTTGCAGTTCCAATTACAGCAAAAGTTTGACTGTCTAAATCTACACTTCCAGTTCCTGAAGTTCCACTAAAGTCAAGATCAGAACCAGTTAATTCCTGTTGAACAAAGGCTGTGGTGGCAATTTTTGTAGAGCTATCAGCAGCAGCTTGAGTTACTGCTCTAACATCAGAAGCTATTTGAGTAGCACCTGCTCCAGTAGCAATAAGATTTCCTGTTACATTTCCTTCTAAATTTCCAACTAATGTGGAAACAACATAAGAAGCATCACTTGTGTTTACAGTTGTTACAGGCTCACTTCCAAGTCCTGAGAATATATGAAACTTATTATCTCCTGCTTTTCTAAATAAACCTGTATATTTCGTTGTTCCATCTACATATTTTCCATAAAAACCAATATCTACAGAATTTGCAGCATTGTCTTTAGCTAAAATAATTAAAGGGTCTTCTACGCTTAATGTTTGAGTAGAAATAGTAGTTGTACTTCCATTTACTGTTAAGTCTCCAGTAACAGTTAATGAACCACCAATTAAAGCTGTTCCGTTAACATGAAAATCGGTTGTAGGAGTAACACCAACGCCTAACTGAGTAGTAGATACCCACAAAGGAGTAAGATTTCCAACACCATCTGTGAGGTTTTTTGCTGTTGAATCAACAACTCCATTATCAATAGTCTTAATGATGCCATCGTAAGTATCTTTAATTAATTGTCCTGTGAAACTTGCCAATTTGTTTTATTTTTTAATGATTCAACTTTTTCTTTTAAATACTTTTTAAGCAAGACCTCGTTTTTCTCTTGCTCATTGTTTTTTAATTTAACTGCCATCCACCAAAATTAGCTGTATCGTCTGGGTATATGTCAGGAAAAGAATTGGCATAATATTCAGTAAAATGTGCTGAAGCATTATCTTGTAAATAATCAATTAGTCGGTTACTAAAATATTGAGCTGTAGTTCTTTCTTTTTCAATTAAAAAATCTACTTCGTTTTTGTCTGCATTAACTGCATTTTCGCTAGTCTTTTTATAAATTCCTTCTGAGGAAATTGAATAAGCAGCAAAAGGGAGGTATTCTACCATAGCCCAGTGACAAAGAGCAGGTTTTATATAATCAGTAACTAAAGTCAGATAATGACCTGTTAAAGTGTCTCCTGAAATTTTAGTTTCTAATTGCTCATATAATTCAGTTCCTAAAAATCTTTGGATTTGGATTTCTTGTGCTATAAAAATATATTGAATAAAAGCATCCGTTGGTATATTTCCATTTGCTGAAGTGAACCTTACTAAATCGTCTCTGTTTATAAATAATACTTGTGCCATAGTTTAATTTTATTTTGGATATGCTCCGTGATTAGGTTGATTCCAAGGTGCTTTTTGTGAATCTTTATAGCCTCTAGGTCTAGCTTGATATGACTTAGGAATAGTTTTTGTTCTTTTATAGTCATCTAAATATTTAGATGGTTCTGTATTGCTTTTTAATCTATATAATACTTCCTTCCACGCATGACGACAGTAAACCCCTCCAGAAAAACGGAATAAATCGTAAGGTCGCCCTTTATGTCCTAGCTGCATATTTACTCCATCTCTTGACGCCCTATCAATATCTTCTAATCTATATACAACACCGCTTTTACTTAATCGCATCATGTTTTCGCAGAATGGTCTTGAAGATTTATTTCCTTTCCCTACTGCTCTTGAAGCAACTATATATTTATATCTTATTTTATAGTTCTTGCTATCTAAATAACTAAACCCATCTGGTTTAGCATATACTTCATCTTTTAGCCTTGTAAAGATTGATTTCTTTTCAGAAATTAACATATTAGCCCAGTCCTCAGAGTTTAAATTTTCATCTTCTACATCTCTTTCATCTACAAGTTCCCATTCTTCATCATTTATTTTTTCCCCTTGTAAATTGTCTAAAATAGATTTACCTAATTCGTCAGTTAATTCGTAAGGCTCATTTGACAAATCCACATCTACTTTTTCTTCGTTAATATCTTCTTGCTTAATTCCTGTTTCTTCTTCAACTTGATCGTCAGTTAAATCAGTATCTTCATCCATAAAGTCTAATGGCTTAAGAGTTTTGAAGTATAGATTAAGTGCAATATCATTAACAGACAGTATGTCATCAATAGCATCAATCACTATGTCCTGAGCAGGTTTAATAACAATATTTAAAAATAAATCTGTAGCTGTTTGAATTTCATCAGCATTATTTCCTAGTCCTCCTCCAGATTCTCTAATCCCTAGTAATAAAGGAGAAGTAATTCTATGTCCTACCATTAATTTCTTAACACACTCCTCAGCTAAATAAGCATAATGTTCTGGAGCATTGTTAAGTGATATATCTTCAACAGTTGTAGAAGATTCTTGGTTAGCATTAAAAGCAACAATTACTTTATCTCCAAGCGAGCCTGTAAGTTTGCCTAGAATATCTGTTTTAATTTGTATTTGTTTTTCCTTGTCAGGAATACCATTGTTAAAGTTAACTACCTTAGTTCCTGAGAATCCATTTTGCGTTTCATTAATTAAATACGCTGAAATTTCTTCTTCAAGTAATGCGTATGGCATAGATGCCGAGTAACTTGGTAAACTATAATAGTGAAATCCAACTACATATTTCTTAACAATAAATATTTCATTTAATTCTTTAGAAGTACCAAAAACAGGGATTCTTTTAAGTTTATCTCTTTTTCTATATTCTTTCCAGTCAGGATGGTAGTAATAAGCCTCTATTTCCCCCTTTTCGTTGCATTTCTCGGCTCTTAAGGTTTGTCTTGGGAAGTAGGTTATTTCACTTATTTTCCTCTCTGTATTGTAAGTTATTTGAAATGCTCCTTCTCCGAGAATTACGAAGTCTTGAACCACTCTAAACAAATCTTTGTTTTTTATAAGTGATTTCATTTGTGCATACTGATCTGGCTTTTCGCTAGAATCAGTAGCATCAAGTCCATGACCATATACAAAGCCTGTTACTCCGTTTAATATAGCATGGTTAGTTGTTGAACCAATATACCTGTCTATTATATATTGATAATAGTCATTGCCTTCTCCAATAGATACGAAATCTTGGTTTCTTTCTTCGTATACTCTTGGAGCTTCATAGGTATTTAGTTCTAAAACATGAATGTTACTTTTATGCTTCATAGAATACAAATTCATTATTTGAAGTAGTTGTAGTGTACTGCCCTGAATTGACACTATAGCTACTTATTGTTTGGTTAGTACAGAATATCCTTCCTCTAAATACTTCTTGAGTAGGACTTGAAATTATCAGGGTATAAAAATTATCTTGCTCTAAATTTGGAAATGCTCCAGTAAGTTCATACCAGTATTTATCTAATGTAAATTGACCAGTAAAATTTTGTGTATAAACATTTTTGTTCTGCGAATCACTTGTTATGTTTACTGCATAAGTAGTTGTAGAAGTATATTCTCTAGGAATTACTTTTATTATTTGATTGCCTGTTGATTCTTCTAATATTGTCATAACTCTTATAAAATAAAAGGGGGTTACTCGTAAAAGTACCCCCTCCTAACCTAAACAAAACTTAATGAAAAGAAACCTATCGTTTTTTAGCTATTAGTACCTACTACTATTGTCTCAGTTGCACCTGACAATCCTGCGAAAGGATTTGCAAGAGTTGCTCCATCTATGAAATTAGCAGGAAGCTTTTCTTGTGCTGTTAGGGTAAGTGTATATCCAGAAAGTCCAGACATTTCAGCAGAAGTAGTAATACTTCCACCAGTTACCTCTGCTCCATGCTCTAATCCCATCAAGAAAGCATTTCCGTTGTTGTCTACAACTGCTACTTGTGGTCTACCATAAGCTAATAGTTTTATTTGTACGTTATCTTCTTTACTTAACTTAGTAAGATTTAGAGTAAGCACTTGCTCAAAGAATGTCGTTCCTGACTCTCTTGAAGATGTAATGGTTTGCTCTAAACTACTACCTCCTTTTAATGCGTACTCGTATGCTGAGAAAGTTCCATCTGCATCTGTTATTTCATCTGCAGTTTGTGTTACTGCTCCCAGTCCACCAAAGTCAACAAAGAAAACCTTTTGTATTCCCCCTACTACATCTTTACAAGGGACTGCTCTACCTGCGCTTAAATTACAAGCCATATTTTTTTATTTTTAAAAGGTTAAACTTTATTTATTATTATTACGCTAGTAATACTACTTCAGAACCAAGTCCGTATTGAATACCTGCTTTCCATCTCATGATGAATCTTACATTTTGTGATCCATCAATGTCAGCCATGTCAATAATTTTGATTTCATTCAAATCAGACAGAACCCCTGTACCGAAGTAAAGGTTTGAAGCTTGCGCTGCAACAACTTGGTCTGTAGGTATACCTGGTGCGTGGAATAATTTAACTCCATCAATAGTTAAAGGCACTCCATTGTACCAAAGCGTTCCTTTATTATCAACACCTGCTCCAGATGCAGTAACACCTAAAGCTTGGATGTAAAATCTAAGAGTGTCCGTATTTACATATACATAAAGATCGTCTTTGTCATAGATAGCGTCTGGAATAGCAGCTACTACCTTCTGTAATTCTGAGATTACTATAGAAGCAGACATAGCTCCTGCTCCTGCTACGTCAATAACGTCAGCATCAGCAGCGAATAATGTACAAAAGCCATCAAATTGTCCTGCAGTTGCATTAGTTCCACTCCAAATTACTTGCTCATACTTATCAGCTACTTTTGCAGCAAATTGAGAAACAATAAATTCTTGGAAACTAGCAGGTAAATTTTCTCCTAAAACTGAATAGCCCATTTCTGCAGCTTGCCAAGTTTGAGAAAAATCTTTTTTACAGAACTCAGAGTTGATTTGGAACTCCTCTAATGTAAGAACTCTTTCTGTTAAGTCTAATTGACCTGTATCTGCGAAATCGCAGCCAGCATTTTTAATAAAGTTAGCATCAAATGCTCCTTTTTGAATTACATACTTGTAGTCAATGTTTGGCATAATTGTTACACCTCCATTGTCTAAAGTTTTACCACTCAAAAGTGCGATAGAGACGTACTTATTAGCCCACTGTCCCGCATAAGTTGAAGTGATGTTCGTTGTAGTCGCTAAATCGACTTTGTGATTACTCATGGTTTAAAATTTAATTGATTATTATTTATTATTGATTATTCATTTTTTCTAACACTCTATCTAGTGTGTTTCTTCTTCTGTTTTTTGCAAACTGTACGTTTTGCTTTTTAACTTCTCCTTCAGGATTGTGTGAAATCGGCTCAGCAGCAACATTAATTTGATTAAGCTCAGTTTTAGAAGCCTCTACTTTTTCTTCAACTTCTTCAGAAGCTTCAACCTCCTCAGAGTTTTTATTTTCTTTCTCTGCTTTTAAATCTGCTACAGCATCTTCTAAGTTTTTAATTCTTTTTTCCATTCCCTCCCAGTCATCAACTGCTGCTTCTTTTCCATCGTCTCTTGATTCGTCATCGTCTTCAGCTAAATCTGAAGCACTTTTAAGTTCTGCTATTTTACCTTCTTCTTTAACTAGCATAACTGTTCCGTCTGAAAAATTATATTCTCCAACTGGTACGGCAATTTTGTCTTGTTCTTCTCCTTCGCTTATTATAAAAACAGATTTTCCTTCTTCAAAAGATTCTGCTTCTAGCTTAGTTCCGTTCTCCAATTCTTTAACTTCTAATTTTACTTTAACTTCTGATAGTTCCATTCCTAGAACATCTTTGATTGATTCAACTATTTCTGATGCTTTCATTTTTTTAATTTTTTATCCTTATTATATGTACAACAAAATCCAAAAGTGTTTCCACTTTTTTTATGATGCCTGAGTTTTACCTATACCTTGTGCGTGCAAAGTGCCATCACAGCATTTACTGCTATAAGTTTTTCCATCTTTACATAAACAACCCCTTTTTCCTCCTTTTGGGGAGTTATGAGCAAGATTTTTAAATCCTTTTTTAATTATCACTAATTATGCTTTTAATTTTTGCTATAAGGTCTTTAGCCTGCTTGTCTTTGCTTAAATCTTCTTCGATTTGCTCTTTAGGTCTATTTGCTTGGTCTGAAAAGAAGCCTTCTATAGAAAATCCTTTTACTTTGCCTGTTTTTACAAAATCATTCCAGATTTC